GGGGTAACTTACGGCGATGGGCTTTATGTTGCTGTCGGTGACACAGGAAAGCTAACCACCTCAACTGACGGAACAACTTGGACTACTCGGACATCAGGGTTTGGGGCTACTGCTATTTATGGTGTGACTTATGGCGATGGGCTGTATGTTGCTGTCGGTTTATCAGGAAAGCTCACCACATCACCCGATGGCACTACTTGGACAACTCGCACATCAGGTTTTGGGACTACTAATATCCTTGGTGTGACTTACGGCGATGGGCTTTATGTTGCAGTGGGTTACACAGGAAAGCTCACTACCTCACCCGATGGAACGACTTGGACAACTCGGACATCAGGTTTTGGAACTACTAATATCTTTGGTGTGACTTATGGCGATGGGCTGTATGTTGCTGTCGGTTTATCAGGAAAGCTGACCACATCACCCGATGGGACTGTGTATTTATCCCTAGAACTCAAGACCCCCGTTACAACACTGTCCTAACAGAAAGAGAAAACTATGACACGATACCGCTTTGAAATTGACACAGACAACGCTATCAGAATTTGGGATAACGTCACTATTGGAGAGCAGGGAGCACCCTTTTTATTCCAACCAGACTGGCCAGATGTAACCCCTTGGTCAGATACGGCTCAGGCAACCGATTGGGCTGAGGTCTTTATCGCTTCACTAGTAGACCCTGAAAGCGAATTTGTGGCAGGCAACTCACCCGACACTCACCCAGCAATTCGCCCAGCAATTCGCCCAGAGCCAGAACCAGAAGAAGAACTACTAGGCTAATGTCAGAGCAGATACCCAGAAGCAACACTCAGCAGCAGTTACTACTAAAGCTAGTAGGTGACATGGCGGACGTAAAAGCCGGGTTCAAGATGCTGCAAGACCATGAGGACAGAATCAGAGAGCTAGAAAAGGCTCGCTGGCAAACAGCCTGGGTTACTGCTTTCGCTTCTGCTGCTCTAACTGCTTTCGCTGTGACTATTGTTTCGCAGGTACTAATTTGAGATACCCACTTCCTAAAGCAAGCATCACAGCACTTTACGGAGCAACGCTGGGAGCAGTGGCAGTTGGGTTAGTGAGCGTGCTTCGTGGCTAAAAGAATAGCAGATTGGCGCTTCCCTTTTTCGGACAGCAAGATTACCGGACACTATGGAACTATGTCGGATTATAGGCGCAAGCATAATCTTCAGCCGCACTCAGGAACCGATTGGGCTATGCCTCGCGGCACTAAAATCCCGGCAATAGCTAAAGGCACAGTTAGACTAATTCAATACTCGAGAATTTTGGGCTGGGTAGTTGTGCAAACCGCTATGGATAAAGATGGCGTGATTTGGTACTTGGGATATTGCCATATGGACACAAAGCCAAGCTACAAAGTCGGGCAAAAGCTTATCGCAGGTCAAGAGATAGGGGCAGTTGCTTCTGAGGGCATGTCCAGCGGGCCTCACTTGCACGCTACGGCTAGCAGAAAGCTAAATGGGGTATTTGGTATCACTCCCGATAAAGTAGACCTTTACAAGCTGATTAGGGCTAATACCAAAGCAGTTAGCCCGGCGGCTAAAACCCGAGTAATTTATGCTTGCCCTCACTGCAAGAAGGAACTAAGTTGAAAAATCTAAAAGAAATTCTATCCCGGTCAGTCGGTCTCGTTTTGGCTACCTTTTTCGGCGGCACTGCAGTCGGCGCTGTAGCCGGAAACTGGCTAATGGGCTCGATTATTGGAGTCGGTTCTGCTTTTGCGGTAGTCCTCACTACAGTTGGAGTCAATCTAGCTTGGAAGGGGAGCCTACAGCCAAGGGATATTCAGAACGCCTACCGGGCGGCGGTTGCCCAAGTTGATTCTGAAGCTGTCAAGGATGCGCTGGCAGTAACCGAAGACGGAGATTTTGACTGGGAAGATATCCACGAAGACTATGACCCTGAAGCCGAGCAAGCCTAGCGCTCGTTAGCAGTTGTCCCTGCCCAGATTCCATAACGCTGGTTTGATTCGATAGCATAAGTTAGACAAGGCTCGCGCACCGGGCAAGCTTTACATATTCGTTTTGCCGCAGCTGTCGCTACTTGACGGACATCGGCATCAGGGAAGTCTTCAGGGAAGAAAATGTCCGGGTTATCTTCGCAATCCGCGCCACCAGCATCAGATAACTTCTTGATAAATATCCAGTAGCCACTGGAAAAATGTCGGTTACTCATAATAGGGTTAGTCTATGAACAAAAACTATCAACCGATACAACACGCTCCAAAGAGATTCAATGAAGCGACACTGCTTCATCTCGCCGAAACTGGCTCAGAAGACTGGGCTTTTAGTCGGCAGTTCGGAATTGGTGGAAGTGAGGTCAGTTCTATTTTAGGGCTGAACGCTTACAAATCCGCTTATGCGCTTTGGTGCGAAAGAACCGGAGCGATAGAACCCGAGCCAGTTGGCAACTGGGCTGTCAGGTTTGGCAGGGAGTTTGAAGACGACATTTTGAAAATGTGGGCTGAAGATAACCCTGAGTTCGAAGTCTTTTCTACCGGGACTTACTCCAGCAACGAATACCCTTTCATGCAAGCAAGCCCAGACGCTTTAGCCAAGCATAAGGAAACTGGTGAATGGGTAATCATTGAAGCCAAGACCGCACGCTACAGCTGGTATGAGTTGCCGCCGGGTTATCGGGCGCAAGTCTTCCACTACATGCAAGTGATGGGGCTTCAAAAGGCTATCGTGATAGGCATTGTCGGCTGGGACTGGTATGAGGAAGAAGTTTTGCTCGATGCTTTTGAGTCCGGCGCGCAATTGTTGGCTGTGAAAAACTTTTGGGACTTGGTTCAAAAGAAAATCGCACCGGATTTTGATGGGGCAGATTCAACTTACGAGGCGGTAAGGAAAATGCACCCGCTGATTGACAAGGATTTAGAGGTCGAGATAGATGGGCTTCATCACTTGTCATTAGCCCAAGGAGATTTTGATACAGCCAAAGAGGTTTTGACTCAGTCCAAATCTGAAGTCTTAGGTCAAATGGGCAAAGCGAAATCAGCCTATGTTGAGGTGGATGGCGAAAGAATAGTAGTCGCTACCAGACAAGCCCGGGGTACTGCTGCGCCGTATCTCGTAATAAAGAAAGGAAAAAAATGAAAGGAAACGAACAGATGCAAATTATAGTAGGCGATTACATTACTTTAGTAATGGGAACAACTGAGCTGCGGGGTCAATGTGTAGGTTTTCGCATAGACCAAGACGGCGAGCTGTCGCAGGTTTTTATTGACGGCTTCCCTTATGCGGCTTTTGAAATCGGACAGCAAGATTACAAGTGGAAAGTAGGGGAGCCAGTTGCCTAAATTTGACTTGAGTAAATATGCAACTGTCGCCGAAAGGATACAGCTGTTCTACGCCGATTACCCAGACGGAAGAATTATCACCGAAAACCTAACGACTTTGGAAGACAGGGCTGTTAGCACTTGGGTCATAAAAGCTTCGATTTATCTAACCGCCGGAGATTTAGCCGCCGGATTACCAAAAGCAACCGGACACGCTTTTGAGGTAGACGGCGGGCAAGGTGCAAATCTAACATCAGCCCTTGAAAACGGAGAAAGCAGTTCAGTGGGTCGAGCGCTTTCGCTTGGCGGCTACTCTGCATCGAAGGAACCGGGTTTGCTCGCCTCGCGGGAAGAAATGGAAAAGGTCGAGCGCGGCATCACTCCGACACCGACACGAAACTGGGTAGGCGAAGCTGATTTACTCGATTCCGTAGACGACTTGCGACTATTATGGAATGAGGCGAAGGCAAACAAAGCCCCAGCTGCAATCCTACTGAAAGTCAAGGCGCGTGCAGACCAAGTTACTTCAAGCATCGGTTAGAGAGTTAACCGAAAGCTACACCGAGTTGCTCCGGCAAAAGCGTTTTGCAGAAGCCGGGGCAGTCCGAATCAACCTAGTAGAAAGACTGTTAAAACTTGCTAACACCATCGGAACTGAGCAAACAACTGACGGAACTAACCCAAGAAAACTATAAAGGGGTTACTGCCGTATTCGAGGCAGAAAACAATCTGGCTGAGGCTGAGTATAACCTTGACACAGTGGAGCAAACTGCTTTCCTAGGGGCTGAAGGGTCAGTTGCGGAGCGAAATGCCGTAGCCAAACTTAGCTCCGCTGAGATGCGCTTTGAGCGCGATTTAGCTAAAGCCAAATTCAACCGGGTCAGACTCAAAATTAAAGCTGTTGAGTCAGCCATGATGGCTACTGCGACACAGGCGAAACTGTTTGCTGTTGAGTGGAGACAGTGAACAAGAAACTTCTAGCCCAGCTGCGTAAGCGAGACGCGCACTGCTGGCACTGCGGAGCGCAAGAAGATTTAGTACCGCATCATCGGAAAAATCGCGGGGCAGGTGGAAGTAAGATACTAGACCATCCCGCTAATCTCCTGCTGGTTTGTGGGCTTTACAATATGCTGATGGAATCTGATAGCGAAATTGCAGATGAGGCACGAGTGTATAGGCACAAGTTACGCCAAACAGACACTTTTTTCAAGCCTGTATATGACAGGTTTCAAGAAAGATGGTTTATTTTGGATATGGAAGGCAACAAAGCCGAAAAGTAAAGGGAGACCAAATGCCACTGATACGCGGAAAACATAACTTTGACCATAGTTTTACTCAAATCCCTAATAGTTGGCTGAGAGATATCCGGCTGACCTTCAAGGCTCGCGGACTGTTGGCGCTACTCCTAAGCCACTCGCAGGGCTGGCAACTAAACATTAGTACTTTGGTAACGGAAAACCGCGAGGGCAAAGATGCAATCCGGGCGGCGATTCACGAACTTGAGTCACTGGGATACCTCGTAAGAACCCAAGTAAATGAAAAGGGAAGATTTGGCGAATCGGTCTGGACAACTACAGACCCGGAGCCGGTTGCGGGTTTACCGATGGCGGGTTTACCGATGGCGGATAATCCGCCCCTTAAGAATACAAAGCTTAAGAATACCAATATAAAGAAAACTAATAGCGATTTATTATTTGCAGAGTTTTGGAATGAGTATCCTGTCAAGCGTGACAAAGCCAAAGCTTTCCGGGCTTTCGACTCCGCTTTGAATCGGTCAAAGTTCGAGGACATCCTAGCTGGCGTTATTAGATACAAGGATGACCCAAACCGAAATGCCGATTTTACAAAATACCCGGCGACTTGGCTAAACGCCGACAGCTGGGATGATGACTATACCCCGGGTGCAGATTCAGCCCGGCAAGCCGCTCAGGTAAGGCGTGAGAAGGAGATAAGGGCAAGTCGGGATTACCTGAACCAACAGAAGGGTCAGACCGGCACACCGCCGCCAAGCTGTGAACACAGTTCAAACAAGTTACTATGTCGAATTTGTCAAGGGTAAGCTAATGACATGCCAGAAGTTCAATGCGAGCGCTGCGGTTTCAAGTGGGATTTGCTATCCACTAGGAAGCCTACAAGCTTATGCGCAAGTTGCCGAGCCAAGCGAGTGCAAACAGTGCAAAGCGTAAACGGTAAGTGCTATCCTTGGCATGGATTTTTCGCTCCCGATATGGTCACGCCAATATCTGAAGACGGCACGCTGGTAGTGACTGGACAAAGACTATGCGGTAACTTAGACTGTGTTAACCCGGCACACATGAAAGAAGGAAAATAATGGCTACAGTATCACTGAAAGAAGCAGAAGTTATGCGGTTGATTCCCGGTTACGGCGCTTCAGTTGCGGAATCATTCAAAACCCGAGACGGCGAAACAAAAAAAGCTTACTTTACTGTCTGGACTCTTGAGCAGCTCGCAGAAGGCGACATTATAAATGTTCGCGGTCAGCTCAGTGTCAAATTGGATGAGTATGAAACAGCTGCAGGGATGCAGCACCGAGCCTCGGCTAGCATAAATAACCCGACCATTGAAAAAGTAGATGTTTCGTTTTGAACAAGAAGCTCTTAAATTTAGGGTTCGGTGTTTTGCTAATCTTGCTGGCGGTTCAAGCTGAACCTGTCACCGCCACGCTAGGGTTTATTGCGGGCGGTCTGTTCTTGCTTGCTACACTTGCATCATGGAGCAAATAGAACTTAAGATAGTAGGCTTCCCTACGCCGCAGGGTTCAAAGAAACTTATGCGCGGAAGAATGATTGAAGCGTCAGGCGAAAAGCTAAAAATTTGGCGGCGGGCAATAGCACAAAGTTGTGTTGATTACCAAAGCCAAAACATAACCTTAGGGCCTGTCGAGGTAGAGGTCAATTTTTATATGCCTCGCCCGGTCAGTGTTAAAATGACAAAGCGCCCTTTTCCGATAGTGCCGCCGGACTTGGATAAGCTCGCCCGGGGACTTCTTGACGGCATAGGTCAGTCGGGAGTTATCTGGGGAGATGATTCTCAGGTGGTCAGCTTAATAGCCCGGAAGTATTATGACGATACTCACAAACCCGGCGCTGAGGTCAAGATTACTGCATTGTAACAATCTGATAACACTGCCCCATAGCCCTTTTGTAGCGGTTTATATTGGAACTATCATTCAACGAAAGGGAAACCAAATGCCAAACCAAACCGAAACAAAAATTTTCACCGTTGTTTATTTGAATATGAACACCGGCAAATTTAGAAATTTTACAGTCACCGGCGACTCACTTGAATCAGTCGTTGAGTCGGAAAACAGAATCGTTGAGTTTACAAAGCGAACCAACCCCGAAACACACCTACTCAGTGTTACGGCAAACTAATGACAAGCAAAAGCAGTCGGATTCGCTCTAATGGAATTTACGCCCGCAGAGCTTACGATGGCGAAATTGTCACCGGGTTTGAAACTAACGGCTACACTCACTCTATGGCGGAACTGCATCACCAGTTGGATATATTCCAAGACTTCGCCAAGACCCAAGGTTACGAGTTCGAACAGGGCACCGGATGGAGCAACTGGGAATTTACGATTCGCCGGGTAATCTAATGAGTTTGAAAATCCGCCGGGCAATCGGTTACTTAATTCTGACCGCCGCCGCCCTTTTGTTTCTGATTATTATTCACGCCATCCCGGAACTACTTACAGATTGGATATTGGGACTATGAAAACTGGATACAAACCGCTAAAAGACAAACAGTATTCGCTATTGAACCGCTGGATGTCAGATATTTTTTACTTGGGAGACCAAGATGAAATGAGCTGGAAGCATATCGGGCATGGTATCGCTGCGCTTATTGCCGAAGACGACTGGCGCAAAGGCGAAGATTACAACTTGCCGGACACCGACATGAACATCTATAAAGTTCAAAAGCTTGGCGCGCTGTGGGACTGTATTGCCGACATTATGAAAAAGCAAGGCAAACAGTTCGTGCTTGACGGCTTGCCAATTATCGCAAACAACAACTGGGCGATGATGTATGCCAATGTTTATGTCAGTCAATACCATCATGGCTACCGCACCAAAATCGAAGCCCAAAACCTAACCATCAAGAAAGGAAAAAGATAATGCCATCAGCAAGACGAACAGACCCGAGCACTTCGCACGAAGCCGCTCAGGGGCTTACACCTGAAGCATTGACCGAAACCCAAGCTGCAATTTTAAAGCTGCTTACAGTTCAACCTATGACCGATGATAATTTGCTAATAAATCACTCGGCGGGCGCTGCAACAGGTCGCTGGCGGGCTGCGTCCGATTCCGGCATCCGCTCTCGCAGGTCGGAACTGGTTTCGCGGGGTTTGATTACCGAAGTTGATAGAGCCAAGACCCGGTTTAACCGGGCAGCTATCGTCTGGGGTCTAAGGTGAAGCCGGAACTGAACAAATACCGCGCCGAACACCTATTCAGCTTGCTTGATTCTGGGCGAAATAATGGCTGGAATGAAGCGATAGATAGCATTAACGCTTTTATTTCAGAACTGGAAGCTGACGGCAAGCACATGCCGGCGGATATTGTCAGGGAAGCACTCTGGCACATGGGAAAGGATAAGGAAAAAAATGAAAACTAGAGAACAGGAAGAATTTGAATCTGTATCTGCGGCGCTTGCCGGATTCAAGAGCAACAGTTGGGCAAAAGTCGCAGACCGGGTTTATTTCAAAATCAAAGCCTTTTTTACTTTTGTAGACTACGAGGAAACCTATAATGCGGGGTTCAACATGGGCTATGAGGTTGCCAAGAGCTCGATACTGGCAGAACTAAATCGCAGGTCACTGTATAACTGGAAACCTGCCGAACTGAGGCTAGGCTACGATTACGCGGTAGCCGTTGCCAAAGATGTTAGGAGACGAGAATGTTAGTAGTTGTTTACACTTTGCCGAACTGTGTTCAATGCGAAGCAACTAAAAGAATGATGGACAGGCTGAAAATACGCTATGAAGTTTTGAACTTGGAACAGCATCCGGACATGGTCGAGCAATTTTCTGAACTGAATCTTATGACCGCTCCGGTTGTAGTCACTGACACTAAAAGATGGTCAGGCTTCCGGCTGGAAAAGATAAAAAGCTTAGCTCAGTTTCTAACAAGTGAGGCACAAGATGACTAAATCGACTTTTACCCTCGCCGCACTACCTTTTTCACCTTCGCCGCACTACTTAAAGGACAAAAATGATTGACATGAAAGACATGAGCGGCAAAATCCTCTGGACAAAAGGCCGTGAAGCCGGCGTTGAGGCAGAGCGTGAGCGCATTTATAAAGCTGTCTATAATCACTTTCGGCTATTTGACGGATATTCAAACAAAACTAACAAAATTAGCGAAGTGGAGCTTATAACGCTAATCAAAGAGGCACAAGATGACTAAGAAAAAAGGGTCAAAGCTTTTGACTAGGCAAACACGGTCAAAGATTGGCAGGGAAGTTAGTACATACTTTGCACCTAATTACCACTTATGTCAGAACTATTGCAACCATCCGGAAATCCCGGGCAGACGAAGAAGGGCAAAATGAAACCGACAAATAGCCAAAATTGGCGCAAGGCAAACTACAGGCAAGCCGAGGGGTTACTGCGAGACAAACAGCTGATTTGGTCAGGGGACTTTGAGCAGATACGCCTACCGCTTGCTGATATCTTCACTGAGCACTTGCTCGAAGATAACTATTCTTCTGCTACCTTGACTTACTTGGCTGAGCGGTTGCTGGTAGATGAAAACGATTTGAGTATTTGATGTCATTATGACCAAAATGCTTCATTATGACCAGAATGCTTTACTTTGCGCTAGGCTGATTTTGTGCTCAAAACAGAAAGGAAATTATGTTTAAGGTTCTTAGGACTTATAAAATGGGCTGCGCCAATGGTCACAGTTTGACCTTTGGGCAGATACTTTCGGCTAAGGGTAAAGCACTAAGCTCGCCACCAGTCGCTTGTCTTTCATGCGGCACTGGGCTAAAGGTAATTAGCACGATAGACGGAGAAAGAAACCTATGCTAGAAGGGCTAGCGCCACCGAGAAGCAAAGCAATTTACTGCAAAATTGCAGACATGAGCGCCGAGCTAGAGGCAGCCGACAAAGCTATCTTTATGCAAGCCATAGACTCACCTGACCAATGGCCTGCTAACGCGCTGTCGGTGCAGCTCAGACAGCGCGGACTAAGCGTGGCAGACACGACAATAACCAAACACCGAAGCAAGACCTGCGCTTGCTACAGAGACTAGGCTGGACTAATGCTAGAAAATCTAGAGCCAGCTAAAAGAGTTACCGCTCCAACAAACTGGAACCCAGCTGTCGAGTTTGACGGCACTGACGGCACTGCTACAACGCCGGGTCTTGACTCCGAACCTGAGAATTTTGATGAGTTCCTTCTGTCAGCAGGTCTGAACCCGGAAGAAATAGACATCATCCCGCCGCTGCGAACGAGTAGATGGCAACAGCGCGAGGGCGGAGATTGGCTAACCAGCTATAGATTTAGCTTCCGGCGCAAGACCGCTAGCATTGACTTACCGCTACTACTAGCCGAAGCAAAGAAAAAGGCTAAGCCGCCAAAACTTAGCAGCGGCACTGATAAATGCTTAGTTGTGATGTGGTCAGACCTGCAGGTTGGCAAGGTGGACTATCGCGGCAATTCTCAAACCCTAATTGAGCGGGTTGCCCTGATGCAGCAAAGACTTCTAGCTCAGGTCAAAAAGGAAAAGCCTTCAAAGATTATTTTCGCCGATTTAGGCGACACAGTTGAGGGCTTCAATAATGTGGCTATGGTGCAGCTGCAAGGCAATGACTTGAGTATTATGAATCAGGTTGATTTAGCCACTACATTCGCTTGGCAAACTTTGAGGATGCTGTATGAGCAAGTTCAAGACATTACTTACGCTTCAGTCGGGTCTAATCACTGCCAATGGAGAGTTGGGCGAGACCAAGTAGGGAAGCCGACTGATGACTGGGGCGTGTTTATCGGTAGGCAATTAGCCCGGCTGTCTCAAGAATCCGGACTGAGCATCAAGTTTGTGGAGCCTCAAGAGGATGATGAGTCATTAGCCCTTGATGTTTTTGGCGATGGCTTTCACATCCTAGGTATTGTGCATGGTCACCAAGCCAAGCGCCCGGACATGATGAGCACTTGGTGGCGCGGTCAGGCTTTTGGTAGGCAGTCGGTTGCCGATGCTTCCCTGCTAATACATGGTCACTGGCATCATCTTCGAGTGACTGAACTGGGTTCGACTCCTAGAGGCACTAGCCGCTTTATAGTGATGGCCCCTACTATGGACAATGGTTCAGGTTGGTGGCGCAAAGTAACCGGAGAGGATTCAGTCCCGGGCTTGGGGACTTTGATGCTAGACAAGGGCATTGACTTCACTGGCACTGTTTGGAAGCACTAATGCCGCTGTATGTTTACCTATGTAGCTGTGGCGAAACCCAAGACATAGGTCATGGGATTACCGACAGCCCTGCGGTTTACTGCAGCAAGTGTGCAGCCGATATGAAGCGGAAGCCTCAGTCAGCACTGATAAGTTTCAAGGGGAAAGGATTCTACTCAACCGATGCCTAAAAGATTCAAAATTCCTTGCTTAGACTGTGGAGTGCTAACAGATGGAGATAGTCGGTGTGCTGAACATCAAGCCAAGTGGCTCGAATCACGAAAAAAAGTAGACACCCCGGAGCGTAAAGCTATCAAGCGGGAAAGATACAACAAAAACTATCAACGGATAGCCAAGAGGATAAGGCAGCTGGCAATCGCTAACGCTACTGAGTGCTATCTGTGCGGGGTTCAATTACGGATAGGGGATGATGTCCAAGTAGACCATCTAGAACCCGCACTGGGGTCCTCGTCACCCCTCGCTCCTACTCATGCTAGCTGTAATAGGCGCAAGGGCAATAAGTCCGCCAAAGACCTGTAGATACCCCAAAACGAACAAATGTTCGAAACACCTGTTCGCAACCCAATACACCCCCACCGTAGGTAAATCCCGGGGTGGGTCTTTTCCACTAACGGCGGGAGCGCTATAC